GCCACACGTAGTGAAAGACGCACTTGACCAAGTAGTGTCAGCAAAATCGCAGACAGCAGTAGTGCCACTAGCCACAGGAGTTACGTTGGTCAGAGTGTTACCGCCTGCGCTGTATCCTGTACCGCTGGTCTCATCGCTGTTGCCAGTGATATTAGAGTAATTAGTGCTTGCAGCGCCATAGGTTCCACTGCCTGAAGCAGTTGCCTTTAATAGCGCAATCTTCAATGTATCTGCACCGTTTTGTAAATCATGCAGCCCTTTAAACAACTCGACTTTAAAGCTGGTGGGCATCGCTGTAGTAACGGTAATAGCCATGTTAAATCTCCAATAGTTTTACAAGTTCCGGATGGCCCGCATCACGGAATCTATTTGCCAAAGTAGTTCTATCAGAGCGCACAGCTTGTTTCATGCTTTCCAACAACACACTTCGGATTTGGTTTTTGAAGGTAACTGCTTGCTCTTGTATAGCAGGGTGGCAGTTCCCCCCAACATAAATAATTTTATCTAACGCTTGCTCGACAAGTTCCTCGGGAGTAAAACCCCGGTTTGAAACAGCAGATACTGTAACAGTGCCTACTTCAACCAGACCATCTGCACTAATCAAGCGACTTCTCTCCTAACCTGCCCAGAACGATAAGTATCCTCACGGAGTTTGCCGTCACCAAGGTTCTTCAACAGAGCCAGTGCTTGCACATACATTTTTTCGTACAACGCCACCATGTCAGGCTCACCCTTCTGGAAGCGTATTGCTTCTACCAACGTGCCGTTTAATAACGCTGAATCAAAATTAGTACCCAACCAAGTAGTACCAGCAGTAACTATAGAATCTGGGTAGTAACCAAAATGTATTTCGGCAGCGTAATTAGCATCTGGTGTTGGCCCTACAATAAAAGAATCTTGATCAAATATAGCGTAATGCTGGGGTGTACCTGTTGTTGCAGGGTTAGGATAGGCTTCACGGATGAAGTTAGAGTCTTTGTCCAACAAGTAAATGTAGTTGTTTCCACTAATAATTGCTAAAGAAAACACGTACAACATACCGCTAGGCATCGTCAGATACTTATTCCCAGTAGTTAAAGTACCTGTTTGATTTTTACGCAACGCAGGAATCTGCACCGTGCTGTATATCTTCTGCTCGGCTTGCTCTGCAAACATGGCGTGTTGATCTGCCGTAAACGTCTGCTCACAGATATCTTCTACATTTGCTTTTAGCTCAGTGTAATTCACTACGCCATTGGCCCCCGTGCCATTGTGCCTTTAGTAGCAGCACCAGTACCGCGAATTTTAACGCCACTAGTTTTCATGTCTTTAGGCGGTTGATTAACAGTGTCCACCTTGTAAGCCACAGGCTCGTTAGGGTGTTCAATAACACTGGGTGCCTTTTTGTTTGCTCTTTTCATTTTCAAACCCCTTACGGTGTATTTGCTTGTCCACCCATACCTGAGTGGTTTGAACAATAGTAATATAAAGTAGGAGCGCCAACAGCTACGACTATCTGTGTATACGCTCCGGCACTTCCGGGTGATCCTACGTAAGTCACTCCTGTTGTATACTCGCTTCCCCCACCCCACGTGCCATCAGATGTGGTAGAAAATTTCAAAGGGTGGCCGCTATTCGAGTTATCACTCTGATCTATTCTGTAAGTGCTACCTTCACTTAAACTCATCGTAGCTTGTAACACTCCTTCAACATAGTATCTGTTTCCTGCGCCCGGATTAGCTACAGTCACTGTAAGGGCGGAATATGGCGATACTGTCCCTACTCCTCCTGTTGCACTTACGCTCCCACTGGGTTGTGCAACATCTCCGCCCCCTCCGGCCCCTACTATTACAACTTGACCTATCTGTCCTGACCCTAAAACTAACGAGGGGTTTATAGGCTGTATATGTGCTCTACTAGCTGCAAGCTCCGCAGCGTCTGATCTAGGATCGCGCACTGCCTGTGGGTCGTCTATTGGAAACTCCCCCAACCTGTTTTGTGGCTGGTCTGGGTTCCAACATTCGGGACAAGCTTTTAAGTTTGTCTTGTTCCCTTTTACAATTAGTTGTCTAAGCTCTCTAAGTTTGTACTGAAACCCGCAAATATCGCATATCGCTATTGCGTTCTGAGCCGAGGCAAATCTCTGACTCATGTCTACCTCACGCCATAGCTACGAGGTACTAAACTAATAGAAGCTTTTTCTCTGTCTTCTCCTGCCGCTAGTTCAAACTGCCTTTCATACTCTGCTTGTATCATAGGTATTCTAGGCATCAGTTCTGGGTCTTTTTGCGCTATATAATATGCAAGCCCTGCAACTAGGCAGGGTAAGAATCTAAAGTTGACATCGGCGGTATTCACACCCGTTCCCGAGTCCTCAATACGGCGCATTCGGTAATACTTTAAAATATAGTAAGGGGCAAGCGCAGTGCCCTGATCTGGGACGGGCCATACAGTGACGGAGGGGTTTGCTTGGCCTCTGTCTATATACAGTTGTATAGGGCGTCCCTGAGAAAGTTTGTTAGGAATACTAGAGTAAGTAGATACACTTATGCGCGTAATGTTGAGATCAGACTGAGTAGTAACATTACCGCTACCAGTACGTACAACGTGCTCAAGCAAATCAATGGTGTCTGCCGGTAGAGCGTACGTCGCCGTTCCTTCCACAAGGTTGACAGTGCCTTCATCTATAGTCCACATGTTAATGCCACGGTTCTGCCACTCAATAGTAAGCAGGTTCATAGACCTACGTGCAGTACGCAGGTCATATCCCGAACGCATCTCACGGCCAGCACGTTCCCACGCTTCTTCAGCGATCTCCGTGAAGTCCATATTGAATGTGGCAGTTCCCGAGGTAGTCATAGATTACTTCTTCTTGCGTCTCATGCCTGCTTTCTTTTTGGCTTTGCCGCCTTTTTTAAAGCCCATTGGGCCTTTCTTCTTAGCCATGCCGCCACCGCGCATACCTTTTTTCCTAAAACCTTTTTTAGCACCTGCCATCTTTCAGTCTCCTGTAAAAGTTTGTACGAAGTTCGTACATGTCAGCTACATCATACTCTTGAAAATACTTATCGTAATAACCAAGAGGTCTTAACTTCTCTGCGGCTTTCTCTAACTTGGATAACCGCTGCACAAACAATAGTGCGTATTCAGTATCTGCTTGGGGTTCAAACTCCCCCTCGTCGAACAACTCGTTAGCTTCATCCTCTGGGTGAAAACCCATAACCCACATGTCTTTGTCTCTAAACACGTTGTTTGCGATGGCTTCGTTTATGCTATCTACAAACTGATGAAACTCGTCTTGGTCTTCTATGAACTCCGTATCCGCTATGATTACTAAGTCTTTTCTGTCGTCCCAGTTGTGGAGCGCCATGTACAGTCTTTTGTAATCTTCAGCCTCAAACTTAAAAACTATGTCTACTTTACTCTCTTGCCACGCTGCTTTTGCGTATGGACAGGGGGGTAAATTGTTAAATTCCGGGTTGCTTACCTCTAAAGTATGCTTTGACCACTCTTTTATTTCTTCTACTATGTCGTTACGTTCAGTCCAAGTAATCATTTCTTTTTCTTAGCAACTTTCTTTTTCTTCTTCCGTAAAGACTCTACTCTTCTGGGCTTGCCTGCCGGTTGCCCCAGCCGTTTTTTCTGGGCTATCCGCTTCTTTTTCTCTGCTGCGGTCATCTCTCCAGAGGTCTTAGGGGTCTTACTAGAAACCTTTTTAGTGGGTCTACAGTAAGGTGTACCGCGCTTTTCGCCCTTCTTCCGCCCGCACGCTTTACCAGTACGGACATCTTTCCAATCTTCCTTAAACCAGCGTTTTAACGCTGCACCTTTTTCTGTCTTACGAACGGCCACTGTTTCCCCAGTTCTTAGCACCGACCTTACGGCACTTAGCTATGGCACCAGAAGCATAAGCGGATGGAAAGACTTTATAGCGCGACTTCACTTTGTTGTAGCACGCATCTTTAACCGACCCACCTTTCTTTAGGGCTACGGGTTTCATTTTACCCATACCTCTACACTTCATCATGCTCGTGTTCTTCCACGTTGCGCTATGCCATCACGGGGGCACTTCTTCATACCTTTGACGTTACCGCCTTCAGCCATAAACCCCATTTTGTTGCGTACAGGTTCAGGCAGTTTGCCCAAGGAACTTTTCTTATCTTCAGGTACTTCTTTCATCAGACCACCTCCCGCAAAACGGCCTTTGTCGGCCTTCATGTACTCGCGTCCTACGCTCTGGGGGACGCCTGCTTCGCTGGCAAACTCTGGGTTATTAGCCACCGCTGCCATAAACTTGTGCTGCTTCTTGGACTTGCTAGGCATAATAATCTCCTAACACTTCCATCGTTTTCTAGCTTGCCGCAGCCTAGAATTAGGGTCTTTAGCTGCTTTTGGAAACTGTTTCATCTGCCCAGCAGAACGCGCACAAAAAGACTTACGACGCTTTGCTGCTTTACTGCCCTTCTTTACTTTACCAGTAACGGCTGTCTTTAGCTTAGAGCCGGGGTTGTCTCTACGATATTTAGCCACACCCTTCTTGGTCATACCTGCGCCAGACTTAGTTGGACGCTTATGACCACCTTTAATGGTGTGGCCTTTCATAGTTCCCTTTTTCTTAGCCATAGAGCTTTTGCACAGTAAATATGAAAGAGTAAGTATCACCAGCACTGGGAGATACAGTAGTCGCTACTATGTCTCCCGTTTTGCCAGAACCAGAATTGTTGGGTATCCCGTAGTCAGAGAAGTCATACTGCTCTGTCCAATTAACCGGGAAGTCAAATAGAAGGACGTTAGTCGAGGCATCCCATTCTAATTTGACCCCAACACCCACACCAAGGTAAGTAAGTCCCAGCAAAGTCACGCCAGTACAGGCTCTCCTGCTAATGGGGTCTGCACTCAACGCAGAGACATCCACCATCGTAGACGTAACTACATCTGTGTTACCCACAGCAGTGTTGACTTTAATGATCGCTTGACGTGCCCCGTCTTGGATTATTTGAGTCGTTACTGTATCAGCCATTTAAATCTCCTAGTTTAAAGGTTAATAACCTAATTTAGGCGAGATTAATGTTTTGTTGATACAGAACAGTCGCTCTAATTTCCCCGGCATCAGTAGCTCCGGTGGTAGTCCAAGTCAGCTTCTTATCCGCAGTGCCAGTATCTGCCCAAGCAAGAGCGCCGCCAGCCTGAGTAGTCGGGTACTTTCGACCTGCACCGGAAGCAACTGTAATGTTAAAGGCATTGATAAACGTAGCATTGCCACCAACAGTATCGCCAATACTCAGCACTGCTGTAGCGTTGCCCATAGCGGTGGGGCAATCTATTACGATATCAACAATTTGAGAGTTGGCTGGAATAACTACAGTAGTCTCATTTGCAGCGGAAGCTCCGCCAGCAAGACTGCCGGTTGTAAAAGTCTGAGCCATAACAACTTGGCCCGTGTTCTTTACGTCTTCACCGAGAGTTGTTCCGGTAGTATTTGAAATAGTGCCCGCTTTGACGGGGCCAGAAAAGGTAGTAGTACCCATTTTAATTCCTCACATGCGAGTTAGTTTGTGGGGCGTATCTGTCTGCATGTCGTCAGCCGAGACTGTCAGATACACCGAATGACCTCGGTATACTCTAGTATATATCACGTAAACTAGTTTTGTACAAACAAAAGAAAGGGGGCCGAAGCCCCCAATCCACCCACAATTACCTTTTGCTTATTAAGCGCCGGGTGAACCGAAAACGCCCAGTGGGTCAGATACGCCGAAGCTATATCGCTCACGAGCCTTATATCGGCTGTTACCTGTGTCAAAGTCTGCATCCATGCTAGTTGCCATGGGTGAGCGGACAAAGTGCTTCAGGCCATTCGGGATGTCAGTCATCAAGAACCAAGCATTGGTATCAGTAAGGTAGTTGTTAACTGTATAACCACCCGGAACTGTACCGTTGTTGTTCATGGCATTGATGTCGTTATCCGCTGTACCCGGACGAAGCTCGGAATCCAACAGGCGAGTAGCAACGAATTGCAACGCAGGTGGGATAACCAGCTTAGAAGGCTTAGCTGCGATAAGCAGACCACGCTCATCAGTCCAACCAGCGATCTGGATAACAGCCGCTTCAAGAGAAGCTTCGTTAAGGTCAGCCGCAACAGCAGGACGGTTTGAGTTAGTACCACCAGACACTAGAGGGTGAGCAGTAGAACAGAGAGTCTGTCCATCACCATATGTAGTACCGGCAGCAAAAGCGTTGTTAAGAATAGCAGCGCCTTTGGTTTGCTTGGTGTACGCCATAGCGCGGGCAAGTGCCTTTGTATAGCGAGAAGAGAGAGAATCGTAGAGATTATCTTCGATTGCTTCCTCAGTCAGCGAAAAGCCCATAGCGACTGTCTCGTGTGTGTAACGAGCAGTCCAAGCTTCTTGCGCGTTGTCGTAAGAGATTGCAGAACCCTCACCTTTAACAGGTGCAGCACTGAAACCAGACAACTTAGTTTCTTCCTCGAAAGACCGTTCCGAAGATTCAGTCTCGAAGATTTCAGCAGCCTCATCGCCATACTTAGCGTATTCGAGGCCAAATAGGGCGTTTAGACCCGGTAGTAGCTCCTTAAGGAGTTGCGCTCTTGAAATAGCCATTAGTCAGCCTCCTTATACGCCGGTTGTGTTGTTGTACTGATGCAGGTTGATCTTAACGACCAGCTCCACAAAAGTATCAGCAGCGGTTTTAGTTTCGTCTATTGTGTCAATAACGCGCACAACTAGACCTGCGGTTGTAGCTTCGGAACCTGCCAGCACTGACGCACCAGAGTTTCCAGTAGCCGTGTCACCCGTACCTGCTAAAACAGACATGTTTGAGCCTACAGCAGCGCGAGCCGCCGAAGACATAGAACTGTTAGCAGCAGTTACAGCGACTTTAAACGCCGCCAATGGGTCGTCAACTACGATAGCATAAGCTTCAGTAACGCTAGTGCCGGGGTAGTACTGAGCCGGTGTAAACTGGCTTTCAGCATTGACGTACTGGACACCTACAAAGACGCCCGAAGGGGAGCCAGTAGTAGTGCCAGTAAACTTCTCTATTGTGCCTGCCGCTACGATTTTAACCAGATCACCGTAGAAAATAGCCGTGTTGTAGGTGCTCGCAATAGGAATAAGGCGAGTCTGTCCTGCATAAGGCGTACCGTCTACACGGTTAATTGGGTGAAAACCGTAGGGTGCACTGACTGTTGGATAAGCCATGATAAAACACTCCTAAAATAAAGTTAGTTTCCTCTGCCGAAAGTAACCTTCGATTTCCTATCATTAAATATAGGCATACGAGGATCATTCTCGCGCATGAGGTTATTGTCCACGGAGTTCATCTGAGATTCCGTTAATTGGTCATAATACTCAGTTCGCTCTTGGACAAGCTCGTCGGGAGCTTTACATAACATTAGACCACCTACGATGACGTTATCTTTGAACCGTGCGTCAGCAACAGCATCGCTAAAGATTTCGGGGTGATCCTCTGCACGTACAGGCTCCCAGCCTTCACGTAATTTAGAAGAAACATTAGTCGAATCAGGTTGACCCATAGTGCTTACACGAACCCAGTGAAACGTATACCCATCTTGAGGAGTAGGATCAGGCAACACTGTTGGCCTTTTCCACGCCTGCTTACGGATAGTTTTTTCTCTAGTTTCGAATTCCCTATTTTGTCTCTGTTTAGACATTTTGTTTCCTCGCTAGTTCAGCAGCCTGTTTGGCGTAAGTTTCCAACGGAACCCCAAGTTTTTTCGCAATAGCTATTTGTGACGGCGTAAGCCTAATTTTCTTAGGCGCTGTGCTCCGCGTTGCGGGAGCCACCACATTACTAGGTTTTTGCTTGGGTGTTACCTCTGGTTCGTCTTCGATTCCATCGTCGAATTGATCGGGGAATACTTGTCGCATACGAGAATCTATCTTCTCGTAGTATTCATCAGATCGAGGGTCTACACCCTCATTAACTAATTTCGTATGCACCCCAAAAGCAAACGAAGTCATTTCGGGGTTACCTTCCGGCCCATCACCAAACCAAGTATTTTCATCTGCCCAAGCAGATGCTTTTTTATCTTGCTGTGGTTGCGGTTCGGGCGCAAGTTGTTGTGATTGAACAGTATTTTGTTCGGGTTGTAAAGCTGTATCTACGTTAGTATCAGTAACAGCTTTGGGTTTTAAATTATTTACTTTATCGACACGAATTTGCGCTATGTTTAAAGCTTGCTGTGCTTCAACAATCGCATCAGTTTCTCCCGCCTCATAAGCCTTTCTATAAGCTTGTGTTGCTACAGCTAATTCAGACGCAACTTGTTTCTTAGCAGACTCTATTAACGCATTATGGCTTTGGTCTGTTTTGCTTTTAAGTTGTTGATTTTCATCAACTAATTTTCTAGCATACTGCTCAAGGGCTTCACGCTCGCGCTCTGCGGCTTCTTTAGCTCTACGCTCGTCGTGGTAGCCCTTACTAAAGTGCTTGATCCGGTTCTTAACTTTTTCCGAATAGTTCTCAAGCTCTTCA